GCCGGATTTTCGGTTTCTCCTTCAGATCGGTGACCTCGTAATCATCGAGGGCATACCAGATGGCTGAAAGAGTGTGGGGATCGATCTTGAATTCATCTTCAATGATGGTACCCAGCTTGTCCTTTTTATAGGTCAGCGGCTTAAGTTCAAAAATAGTGTTTTTACACTGATCGGAACAAATGATTTTTTTGAACCGCTTGATCTTTTTCGTATACTGCAGGCGCGAACCTTGGAACTTGTGGGCTCCCACCATATTGAAACCCTGCTGCCGGAAATACTGAATCGTTTTAGGCTCCGCTGAATCAGCTTTGATAAGCTCCTGGGTTTTCTTGAATTCTTGAAGTTCCTCTGCCGTTCGATCATCCGTCATTCCTCGCTTGTAATACTCCCAGTAGACATAGAGATATTTTTTCTTATGGTCCACCGCAAGCCGGACAACGGCGTTATAGGATTCTTCAAAACCAAAGTCCATTCCTACCCGCTTGATGGGGCGATCAATGTTTGAGATGGCCTGCATCACTTCATCGTGTGGCCACTCTTCAAACTGAGGAAAAACCCGAACCCCATTCACACCAAAATGACCTTTCCTGGCGATGCGGTAAAGGTCTGGATCGTATTCTTTCAGTTCATCCAGCTGCCTTACATAGCTTTCTGGTAGAAACAAATTATCTTCCGCCGTGGAATGATGATAGTATGTGTCATTTAAAACGATCGTTCGCTTTTCATACAGCTCTCTATCATCCAGGACAAATCGATTGTTCAGATCGTCTTTAAAGAAATGCTTATACGTCCAGTTGTCCTCCCCGACCGGATTCGTGGAAAAAATCATATGAAGCGGCAGCGTAGGATGCCGCAGACGGCCGAGAAGCTCTTTAAAACCTTCATATTTGACCTCTGAACATTCCTCAATCCAAATGATCGAGATGTTATTGATCGATTTCAGTTTAGCCGGTTTATCCAGCCCCTTGAAGATGATCCGGCTGCCATTCGGAAACCTGACCTGCATTGGGGATGTCATACACCTCACAATATGATCAATCTCTAAATCATTGATGATCTCTTCAAAAAGAGAGAATGTAGAATCCCGGTGAGTGTCATACACTTCACGAATGACTAGTACTGTCCGTTTTTCTTCAAGAAGCTTCAAAATGAGCTTGAGAGCAATGTGATAGCTTTTGGATGATCCGTAACCGCCGACGAGCAGCTGAAATTTTTGATTCCAGTCAAAAAGAAAGTCTTCGAAATGCGGATTGACTTCTTTTACCGTCATTTGCCGTCACCCTTACGAGTAATTGTGATATTCACAGAATTGTCCACAGGGCGAGCAGTCAAGCGTTCAAGTTCTGCCTGTTTCGTCTCGTTTGAAAGATAGATACCACGGAGCTTCAATTCATGCTCATCCATTAAGCGGATCATATCGTATTTCTGGCGAATGGCCTTCAATCGCTTATCCGTCACCCGGGTGAGTGCCTCCTCGATATTCAAAATATCATCAATGGCCCGCATCTCGGTTTCCTCAATTTCAGTCACGACAAGACGCTCATTCATAACCGGGACGGGCTTAACTAGTCCGTTTTTATCCGGGGTTTGAACAATGTCCTTGACCTTGCGCATTTGTTGCAGCACGCGGCGCTGTTTTTCAGATAGGCCGTTTTCTATCCGGCTGATCCGCTTCATCATTCTCCGCTCCCGAAGGCTCAACTCCCTGATTGTTAAATCAATTTGAAATAGCGGGTCCGTTTCGATTTCTCCGAACAGCTGTCGCTCATCCTCATTTAAAAAATCCCACATGATTGTTTCATATTCGCCGGTACGGACGGAATTTTTATTTCCTTTTGGAGCGGCACCGCCCCTATTCCCTTTTGCATTTTCGTTTCCAGGGGGTGCCTTTCCCCCTTTGTTTCCTTTGGCGTTTTTATTCCCTTTTGGAGCGCCGGGACGAAAAGGAGCGCTCCTATTCGGTTTAGGAGCGCTCCCTTTGAATTCATCTTCCAAATTATCTGTTGCTTTCCACTTGCGGACGGTACTGCTTGAGACGCCCAATTCATCCGCGATGTCTTTTAATTTCTTGGTTCCGCTGCTTTCTTTCCATAAACGGAACGCTTCGTCACGTCTTGGATCACGCGGTCTCGCCATTACATTTCACCCACCTCCGGACCTCATAATTAAGTTTGAGTTTGTTTTTAGCAATCAAAAAGGGCCTTGAAGGGCCCTTTAGATTATTTACCTAATACATTTTTTATTTGTTGTAGCGTTAGATTTTCTCCGCCAGCATCTTCTCTGACTTGTGTCCAACGTGTGAGCAACTCATTATAATAACGAACTCTGTTTCTATGAGAATTCATCTCTATTTTTCCTTCTTTAATCAGGTCTCTCATTTCAGAATAAAGTCCAGCTTTTTTCACAACATAATTTGCGAAACAGTAATGATCGGGTTCTTCATTTCCATCAAATCCTTGGAATAAAACATCTTTTTCAGAAATCTCCTCTTGTTCTTCACTGGTTAAATTCTTGAAGCCGAAATAGAGAGCTCTATACATAGTTAAAACATCAAAAACCTTACGGGTAGTTTCAGGCGAAAGCTCATCTTCAATGTGCCCAAAAATATCTTCATAAAAGTAAGAGTAACCATTATAAAGCACTTCTATGTTTCTTTCATATTCATCAGAATTCTGTGGATCTACTCTTTTTAGAATTTCCATTTGGTTGATCAATAAGGCTCGTTGTTCTTTGGTGAACTTTAATGTCATTTTGCATTTCCCCTTTAATCTAGTTTTGTTATGAGAACTAAGTACTAAACATAATTATTCCGACCTTTGCCTCATACACCTAAATTATACCTGCAAATACTAGAAATGATAACCATACTATGAAAAATTTAAATTTCCTCATCTTTCTGAAGCTGTATATCGAGCTCAATAAGCTTTTTCAAATCTTCAACAGTGTTCACCTTAATATGGCCACTTTGAAAATCTTTGACCCATTGGGTGATACCTGCCTGAATAATTTTTCGGTATTTCTCTTTAGATTGACTAATGTTTTCAAGCAATTCAGCACTATGAAGGAGAAGCAGTTCTTCTTTTTCTTCATCACCATAAGAACGTATGTTTGTATTTTCTGTTGCCATTTGCCTGGTCCTCCAATAGAATAGAGATGAGAGCGTGATTTTCCCACGAAACGCGGCCGCGTCTTCATCACGCTCTTACCAGGGTGATGGCCTTGGTTGAGGGAGGGTGTTGTCAGCACCCTCTTTTTTTATTTCAAGTATTCAATAATACTGGTTTAATTCCCGTAGCCGTTTCAAAACGTTGTTTAATGACATCACAGAAATAAGGATCGAGTTCAAGGAGCCGGCACTCCCTGTCAGTCTGTTCACAAGTCATTAAGGTGGCACCGCTGCCCCCAAAGAAATCGAGGACAATATCTCCTTTTTTACTGCTATTGCTTATTGGAATGTTTAGCAATTCCAAAGGCTTCTGTGTTGGATGTACATACTTTGAAATATCACCACGCGAAACCTCCCAAACTGAAGTTGGAAGTGGGTCCTCTTCATCTAATCCTGCCTTCCAAACCGTGGTCTGTTTCCGGTCACCATACCAAGCAGGAGAAAAACTCTTTTTGAACCCATAAAAAACGGGTTCATGTTGGTATCGATATTGCTCCCAACCAAATGTAGGTGGATTTTTCACCCAAATACATTGAGTGCGAATGTCTAAACCGGCATTCCTCATCTCATTTTCAAAGGCAATCTGATAGGCAGAAGGATGAAACACATAAATCGCAGCCTTATCCTCCATTACTTTTGAGTAATTCTGAAAGACGTCTCTTAAAAATTCAGCAAATTGATTAGCTGCCATTTCATCATTCAAAATAGAAGCATGGCCATCATCGTTTAATTTCTTGCTGTCACTTTTCACCGCTACATTGTAAGGGGGATCGGTCACAACGAGATCTGCTTTCGTCCCCTGCATTAGCTTTTGGACATCTTCAAGGTTTGTAGCATCCCCACAAACTAAAAGGTGGCGCCCAAGGCGCCACACATCTCCATATTTAGTTTCAGGTTCCTTGATACTATCTAAAGCCTCTTGTACATCAAAATCGTCTTCCTCAACAGGAAGAACCTCTGAATCTCCTGAGAAATCTAAAAGCAGCTCCTCTAATTCTTCATCCGAAAAACCAGTTAATGTGGTGTCATCAAAAGTGTTGCTTAATTCAGCAAGAAGCAGCTGTAGCTTTTCCTCATCCCAGTCGCCGCTGATCTTATTTAAAGCCAGGTTAAGCGCTTTTTCCTCAGCCTCATCCAGATTTACAACTGAAACCAGGAGAGTCTTCGGTTTTTCTTCCCTGAGGATTTTAAAGCGTTGATGGCCGCCTACAAGGTTGCCAGTCCTTTCATTCCAGACTAATGGTTCGACTGCACCAAAACGTGTCATAGACTGTTTAAGTGCTTCATATTCTGGATCCCCCGGCTGCAGATCGATGCGCGGATTATATGGAGCTGGGTTAATTTTTTCGATAGGTATTTTTTTAATTATCATCTTATATCTGACCTTTGCTTAAATATTTGCTTTGAGCCGTTTCCGTACTTGTGGCAGTATCCAATTGATTTCTCACGGCTCACCAGACGCGTGTCACAACAAAAACTGTCGATCCAGCAAATAAAAAAGCACCGTTAAGGCGCTCGTGTAATTATAGGCATTGCTGGTGTGCTTAATTTTTCATAAAAATCCTCTAATTCTTTTTGGCTTAAAGCATTATCCTTATCAGTTTCTTTAAAGTTGTTCGCATTTGCATTTGCTATCACAAATATTTGTTCGAATTCCTCTTCAATCGCATATTTTTGGAGTTTTTTTATGAAATAACTAGCTATTCCTTTTTTTCTAAGCGATGCATCGTGGACATAAAGTAATTCTAATTTTATTCTCTTCGTCTTCATAAGAGATGACATGCGGGAACCTGATTCGAAAAAATCCATAGAAAATAAAACCTTCTTAGATTTTTCGTCAAAGAGACAAAACTTCACATTTCCATCTTCACAATGATACTCTCTTTCTTTTGTATCGTTTATCCCATCATCATCAAATTTAAAAGTAAGATTATATTCACTTCTCTTTAAACATTCCGGCAAACCCCACTCAATAATTCGTTTTCTCATCATTTCGTTTTTATCACTCAAACTTATTCACCTCTAACTTATTATCGGTGAAATAAAAGGTCAATGGAACAAGTCATAAAATTTGTCGAAATTATTCATGTCCATTGCCTGATTTTTATTCGCAGTTATTAGTGAGAGAAATATTCGTACAATTTGTGCGAAACCCAATCCCCACGGGTATTATACTATGGAGGTGAAAGTGATGCTCAAAATAAAAGCAAACGTAAAGATAGAAGTTGATTCAAAGTTAGACATCAAAGCTCTTGTCTCAGTTATTATTTCCATTGCATTGGCCTTTCTCCGATAGGAGAGGGGCTTTTCACAATTAATCCATCTTATGAAATAGGCAAAAACAGTATCACTGAATTCAAAATATGGACCTCAAAATTATTTTCGTCTGAACCGACCATTTACTCTTTTATAAATGTCTCTTTGGACTCCCATAATCTCTTCCCAATCCTTTCTGGAAAGCTGCTCATTTTTAGCAGCTGAAGCATTAAGCCTCTTTTTATTCTCATCAGACAAAAGATCTCTTAATTTCATATTCATTCTCCTTACCGAATAAACACCACCTTGCGCTATTCGCTTTGAATTAAAAATGGCTCCGGCTAATCTCCAGGAGGACGCAAAGATTATAAGGAGCCATACGAAAATGACTTCCTTTGCAAACGGGATCTCACCGCTTGCATTCCCCGTGACTATCGCGCGCAATCCTGCATAGACTCCAGCCGCTCCTCCTGTGAAGCTGACGACCTTCATCATCATTCGATACATCCGAGTTCACACTTGATAAGGGAAAGGTGCGTCTCCC